GTGTCAATGTTATTCACAGTGACTGTTCCGACTGATGTATCATTCAAGAATGCCTGACGGAAAGGTGAAATAAATGCAACAGCATCTTTTCTTGATTCAGCAACTTGAATTGCTTTTTCAGCAACTGCCTGTGCTTTTTCCTTTGTATGATGAGCAGCACCCATGAGTACAAAGTCAACCTCAACTTCCTCTGTGTTGGAGAATAGTTCTAAACCACCGATGATATCATCAATACCTGGATCTAAAGCTCCAGTTGTTGTATAGTCTGTTTTTCCTCCGTAGTTCTTACCACCTGTTAATGATGCAGTGAATACACCGAAAACACCAAATCCTTTATCTGCAGAATCTGCTGCCTGATCCCAACTATTATCGGAATCTAAAGTACCAATTGCTGTTGCAGTTGCACCATCAAATCCAGTGGTTGTAATTCCAGTAGGACCAGCACCACCGTAAATGTATTGTGAAACATTTGCAAGATACTTTCTCCAGTATGCTGTTGAACCAACTGAATATTCAGCATCCGTTGCTTTTGATAAATTTAAATGTTTTTCAAGGATTGTACCAGCATTACCTGTAATTTCTCCTTTGTCATCAATAACAACAACGTGTAGTTCATCATGTCTAGCACCTCTTGCTTGAGCATAAGCAGAAGTACCTGGTGCGTCAGCTAGTGCATCCCATTCTAATTTAATAGGATTGCCATTGCCATCTTTTGTAGTTAAAACAATTTCTTGTTGTTCAAACCAGTCAACTTGTGTAGTAACAACTTGTGTACTTCCAGTTCCTACGTTTGAACCTGCAGCGATTGGTGTGATAATTTCACTTGATTTAAAGCAATATACACCATTTGCTTGATAGTCAACGTTCGTAACTGTTCCAGCAGCAGAAACATGTGATATTATCTTGACTTCTGCTTTTCCTGTTTCAGGAATTCCAGTAACAATACCTTTAAGGTATCCGTCAAGTAAACTTGTTCCAGCAGCACCAGCAACAACTCTGTTTTCTACACTTTGTGTAACACCTAAACCAACTGTTGATATACCAGCAACAGTTAATATCTGGTCTGCTTTGCCATCAATTATTGAAACTCTTATACCGTTAGCGTAACTACCAGGTGTTTTAGCAGCAACAACTGTTCCAACGATAGTATTGTCATCATAACCAAGTTGATTATAATGTGTATCACTTTTAATTAAAAGTTCAGGTGAACCATCATCTGTTGCATTTTTTAATCCAGCATCATTTGCACGAATGACCTGCATTGTGCCACCGTATGCAAGGAAAGAAGATGCGGTCAACCAATACTCATACTGATTATCTACTGAATAAGGCTGTCCAAAAGTTTGTAACAGATCCTCTTCACTTTCAATTAATTGTGGTTCCTCCACAGGACCTTTCGTAAATGGAGCGACTAAAGCACCGATAGAACCGCTTGTAGCGTCTACTCTACCGATGGTAAGGTCAACTTCTCTAACTTGGATACCAGGAGAGGCTAGATTTAGAGCCATCTTGTATTCTCCGATCTCAGAATATTTTTCTGAAATTATTTATTCTTTATGGTTATTTCACTGGGGAAACAATGCATGAACTACCAATCTGGATATTCCCAATCCTTTACTCTAGGTTTCTTTTTACTCTTTACTCTTTTTATAGTGCACTGTTTACACTCATATGAATATGATGATTGTATTGCACGATTTTTTCTTATTAGATAAAAACCATCTATTAAATCTTTAGTTTTACCACAAACTCTACACTTTCGTTCACTTAGAACAAAGTGCCCTAATTCTAATTGTTCGTCAAATTCCAATAGTCATCCTCCTTCTCATCAACATCTGCATATGCATCTGGATAATAAGGACCATGAGGTTTCTTTGCTTCCCTTTTAATATATTTTGTTTCAAACGCTGTTAATGATAACCATGTTGCAAGTTTCATCACAATGAATATAATTACAATCGGCATAAAACAGAGTATTAGTATAACTGAGTTCATAATACTTGCATTACTCCCACTATCTCTGGAAACTTTTGTGTAAGGTGTCTTTCAATACCCATTCGTAAAGTTTGTGCACTCATCGCACAGGTTTCACAAGCACCACTCAATCTTACTTTAGCAATTGCTGCCTCTTCTCCTTCTTTTACACCATAATACATTCTAACATTTTCTTCTAAGTTATAATCTAATTCAACAAACTCAAGATAACCTCCATCAGATTCAATGTAAGGTCGTATATCATCTAATGACTTGTTTACTTCTACTGGATCTAACATCACATATAATCCCACATGTAAGAACGGTCTCCATATTCATCAGTTTTCCATAAATCTCCATCATTGTCAACAAATGTGTCGTCATCAAAACCATCTGATATAAAACCAAATGGTGCCATATCTTGTTCAATTTGATTTTTTTGCTCCTCATATATCCTCTTACGAACATCATTATCTGTCATTTCTTTAAAATAATCTTGTGCAACTAACCATGCAAAAATAACAAGACACATTGCTAAGTCATCATTACACCCCTCTTCAGCTTCAAATGAATTATGTTTTTGTGAAAATGTAGTTAACTCTGATATAATATCATAATCTATTACTAATATCTTATCATCTTCTAACAGTGTTTTAAGATTAGAGCATCCCAACTTTTTAACCGCTGCTGTAGTTCTTACACCTAACTGAGATCTTTTCCCACTAAATCCAGCACCAACAACTTGACCTGCACGACCTCTTTGAGAGCACATAAGTAAATTATCATATTCTAAGTCATAGTTTAAAATAGATGCAACTTGATCACCAATATCATTTACCTCACATAATATGAATGCTTTATTGTATGCTTTACCAATATCATCAATAATACTTGGAAATAACATCGGTTTAATTTCATTATTTCGATACTTTGCAACTGCTCTGTATGGAAAATTTGTAATATCAAAAACAATAAATGCTGAATAGTCATTACCCAATCCACGGGCAACATCAACTGTAATTAAGTAATTATGATCTTTTCTAGGAACTTCATATACATCTAAACCTGCATTTTGCTGTATTGGAGATTCATATACTAAATTTTTTAACTTGGCAGGATTAATTAAAGTATTAACAGAACCTAAGAATTCACATTCAAATTCAACTTTAAATTGTGCTTCTGATGTGTTTGCAATAGTCTGCTCTTTCCATGCCTCATCACGACCTGGTACTTCTGACCAATGAACTTCAGTGGGGATATATTCATTCTTACCTCTTTCAGCATCATGCCACATACGGTAAAAATGATTCATACCTCGTGGTGTAGATACGATAATTACTTTTGTTTTTTGTCCTGAAGAGATTGTAGGGTATACAGAGGCAAAAAAGTCGTCAGCAATATGATTAGGTATAAATGCGAACTCGTCGAGAAATATAACGTTATAAGAACCGCCCCTAACAGCTGAAGAAGAAGTCGAGTTAGCCGATATTTTAGATCCATTTTCTAATTCAAGAGAACCTTTATTCCAAGATATAATACCTTGTTGCATCCATCTTGGCAAGTTTTCATATGCTAATTGTAATCTTCCTAATAAATCTCTGGCAGTAGAGGCTTTGTTTGCCAGTATAGCAATATTAATGTTATCATTAAAAACTGCATAATGTAGGAGATAAGATACAACTGTAGTGGATTTACCCGTTTGCCGAGGCATCTTACAGATGTTAAAACGGTTTTCATGGAAATTTTGAATTAATTTCTTTTGAAATGCATATTGCTTGAAGGGAACTAATCCTTCATCAAGTGATACTATCTTTATATATTTGTTTGCAAAATAAACAGGGTCGTCTTTGCATTTTAAAAATTCAACAATATTCTCCTGTGTAAATTCAATAGGAGTATTTGCCTTTTTTAGATTTGGATTACCAAGATAAACTTCACTCATTTTACATTATACTTCAGGTTTTGGTATTGGTACTAATTTTTTATAAGCCTTTGGATAATATCTCTGTCGAGTTGTATATCCTTTATCTCTAAGCTTTATAATTTTTACCTTTGCTTCTTCGTAGAATTGTTTAAATGTTTTCATCAGCAATTCCAACGTCTAAGTGCTTTATTTATTCTTGAATCTGGATCTCTTCTTGTCTTTGCAGAAGTTAATTTCTTTTTCATACCTTTCATTCTTCTACAGAATGATAATCTTCTCTTTGCAGATTTAGAACCTTTTTTTAACTTAGATGGTTTAGTTGTGACTGCAGTTTGTAATTTAGAACCAGGATTCTCACGACGATATGCCTTAACTGCCTTTTTACTTAAACCATCTGTCTTATCTTTACGATTAACTTTCTGCCAATCTTCATTAAACTTATCCAATCTATAAAGGACATCATCATCTAATTGACTTCTCCAATCAGAATGTTCTTCTTTAAGTGGTTTTGGTTTAATAATATCTACTGTTTCAATCTCAGTAAATTTAATATCATCAACATTCCAATCTTCAATCGTAAGTGCCTCATCAGTGATGTCCTCCATTGCCAATTTTGTAGCAATCGCATATCTTACATTTTCATCACCATATCTTTTTTTCATGTCCTTCTTACCTATTGCATCAGCAATCTCATCACGTTTCTTCATTTGTTTCTTAGTCATCTTTCTTTTCTCATCAATGACTTCACCTTCTGGTTGATATGATGCACCTAAAAAACTATCACGATATCTTTTTAACATATCAGGTGTCATATTAGGGTCTTTTTTTCTTTTGCCCTTTCCTGTTGCAGTTTTTACTAATACTTGAGCTGCACCCTCTATCATCTCATCGTAATCGATTTCCTCCTTCCGAGTTTTACTTTTGGACTTTTTTACGCA